TTACAAAAAAAATTAAAAGATTTAAAAGAATTACCAAAGTCAGCTAATACACAAATTAAAAATGCATTGTTTGTAGGTTCTACAAATGAATTGCAAAAAATGTTAAACAGAAAAAAAGAAGATGAAATTATTGAAGGCGAAAGCGGACAACCAGAAAAAGATAAAACTGGAGATAAGTAAAATCCATTATATCAAATCTATGACACCTTTGCCTGAATTATTAGAGGGTGAAGATATGCAAAACCCCATAGAAGTTAGAAAACATACATATTCATTAATACCTAGAAAAGGTGTAAATGGTGTACCATATTCTGAAAAAAGATATTCAGTTTTTAGAGGTAGTCAAAGAGTGCAAGCCGCTATAAAATTAGGTTATACACACATAGAGGGAATAGTAATCAATGAGTAATGACGCATATCTAGGCAACCCTAATTTAAAAAAAGTAAACACACCAGTTGAGTTTACAAAAGAAAATATTATAGAATATCAAAAGTGTGCTGAAGACCCTATTTACTTTATGGAAACTTACATGAAGATTGTAAGTCTTGATGAAGGCTTGGTGCCTTTTAAGATGTATGATTTTCAAAAACATATAGTTAGGACAATACATGACAATCGTTTCACAATTTGCAAATTACCTAGACAATCTGGTAAGTCAACAACTACCGTTTCGTATCTATTACACTATGCTTTATTCAATCCAAATAGTAATATCGCCATTCTTGCCAATAAGTCCTCTACTGCTAGAGATATTTTAGGTAGAGTACAATTAGCATATGAAAATTTACCAAAGTGGTTACAGCAAGGTGTAATAAACTGGAATAAAGGTAATATAGAATTAGAAAATAAATCTCAAATAGTGGCCGCCGCTACATCTTCAAGTGCAATACGAGGTGGTTCTTATAATATAATTTTTCTTGATGAGTTTGCTTTTGTACCACCAAATATAGCAGAGATGTTTTTTAGCTCTGTTTACCCTACAATATCATCAGGACAAAAAACAAAAATGGTAATTGTATCCACACCTTATGGTATGAATCAGTTTTATAAATTATGGTCAGACGCTGAAAACAAAAGAAATGATTATGTGCCTATTGAGGTACATTGGTCAGAGGTGCCAGGCAGAGATGAAGAGTGGAAAGAAAAAACAATACGAAATACCTCTGCTGAACAATTTGCACAAGAATTTGAGTGTGAATTTTTAGGTAGTGTTAATACTTTAATTAGTCCTGCTAAAATTAAAAATATGGTATTTAAAACACCAAAAACATCTAGTGGTGGTTTAGATGTTTATGAGGATCCTATTAAAGAAAATACTTATGTAATTACGGTTGATGTAGCAAGAGGTGTCAATAAAGATTATTCAGCGTTTACGGTAATTGATGTTTCAAAAATGCCTTTTAAAATAGTTGCAAAATTTAGAAACAATGATATAAAACCTTTATTGTTTCCTCATACAATTGACAGAGTAGGTAAAGCATACAATCATGCTCATGTATTAGTTGAAACAAATGATTTAGGTCAACAAATTGCAGAAGCATTACAATTTGAATTAGAATATGACAATTTGTTAATGACTACTAATAGAGGCCGTTCAGGTCAAATATTAGGTGCAGGATTTAGTGGTAGAGGTGCAGGCTTTGGTGTAAAAATGACAAAGCAAATTAAAAAAATTGGCTGTGCTAATATTAAGACATTGGTAGAATCTGATAAAATACAAATTAATGATTTTAATATTGTTGAAGAGATGTCAACTTTTGTGAGAAGAGGACAATCATGGCAGGCTGAAGAAGGAAATACAGACGATTTAATGATGTGTTTAGTAATATTTGGATGGTTATCTAATCAACCTTTCTTTAAAGAGATGACTGATACTAATGCTAGACAAATGTTATATGAAGAACAACAAGCCTTAATTGAGCAAGATATGGCGCCATTTGGATTTGTAGATGATGGTATACCAGACCATGAAAAAGTAACGGTGGATGAATATGGAGATGTATGGCATCCTGTTACTCGTAAAGGTCAATAGTCTAGTTTGCGTATATTATAAATATCAGTAAGGTTGAAATTTGAATATGGGCGTATGAATAATACGAATTTTGAAAAAATTAAAAGATAATTAGCTAATTAAAAGGAGAAAACCTAATGGCATTTCAAGTATCACCAGGTGTTCTCGTACAGGAAAAAGACCTTACAAGAATTATACCGGCGGTCTCAACTTCTATCGGTGCTGTGGCTATTCAAGCTACACAAGGACCTTTAGACGAGGTAACTAGTATATCAAGTGAGCAAGAATTAGTAAGTAAATTTGGAAAACCTAACTCAACAACATTTGAGGGATTTTTCACAGCTGCTAACTTTTTGCAATACTCTAATTCTTTAAGAGTTGTCCGAGTACAGAATTCATCTGTATCAAATGCTACTGAATCAGGTAGTGCATTTGTAATAAAGAATACTACTGATTATCAAAATAACTATGCTGACGGTTCTGCTTCTGTTGGTTTGTGGGCTGCTAGAACAGCTGGCGCATTTGGAAACTCAATACAGGTTTCTTCTTGTCCATCTGCTACTGCTTACGAAGAAACATCCAAAACAACGGTCAATGACGCTTCAACAGCAGTCGGAGATACGGTTGTTACGGTAACATCAGGAACAGGAATAAGTATCGGCGATATAGTAAACTTTGGTGACCAGTATGAATATAGAGTTATTAATGTAGCAACTAATGACTTAACAATAGTAAGAAAAGAAGAGCCTCAACATTTTGTTGCTTCAGATTCTTCAGGCTTACACGCAGTTATAACTAACGGCGCAGCTGTAAGACGAAGATGGAAGTATTACGATTTATTTGACAAAGCGCCAGGAACTTCACCATTTGCAGCTGCAAGAGGTGGTGTAAATGACGAAATACATATAGTCGTTATTGACGAGGACGGTGTAATATCAGGACAAAAAGGTGAAGTGTTAGAAACATATGACGCTGTATCTAAAGGTTCAGACGCAAAAACACCACAAGGCGACACAAACTATTATCCAGATGTAATTTACAATAAATCAAATTACATTTACTGGATGGACCATAACTCAAGCGGTACAAACTGGGGTAGTGCAGTATCAGGTATAACTTATACAGCAGTTACAGCAGTAAGTAATGTATCATTACAATCTGGTTCAGACGGAACAGCAGCCACAACAGCACAAAAATTAACTGCTTATCAAAAATTTGCAGACGCTGAAACGGTTGATGTTAGTCTTATCATGGCGGGTAACGGTAACGCAACACACATAGACAACTTAATTACAATTGCAGAAAATAGAATGGACGCAGTTGTATTTGCTTCTCCAGAGAGAAGTGATGTTGTTAATGTTGCAGACGACAACACAGCAAAAGATAATGTAATTGGATTCTTTAACGGTATCCGTTCATCTTCTTATGTGTCGTTTGATAGCGGTTACAAATACGCTTACGACAGATACAATGATGTTTACAGATTTGTACCATTAAACGGTGATATGGCAGGTCTATGTGCTAGAACTGACCTTGTTGCAGACAGCTGGTTCTCACCAGCAGGTCTTAACAGAGGTATAGTTAGAGGCGCAGTAAAACTTGCTTTCAATCCAACTAAAACTCAAAGAGATGAACTTTACAGAGCAAGAGTAAATCCTGTGGCAACATTCCCAGGACAAGGTACGGTTCTTTTCGGAGATAAAACTGGATTAACAGCACCTTCAGCATTTGATAGAATCAATGTTAGAAGATTGTTTATCACTTTAGAGAAGGCAATATCAACTGCTTCTAAATTTCAATTGTTTGAATTCAATGATGAATTTACAAGAGCAAACTTTAGAAACATTGTAGAACCTTTTTTAAGAGAAGTACAAGGTAGACGAGGTATTACAGATTTTAGAGTAATCTGTGATGAAACAAATAACACAGGTGAAGTAATTGATAGAAATGAATTCATAGCAGAAATCTTTGTGAAACCTGCTAGAAGCATTAACTTCATTACTTTACAATTCATAGCAACTAGAACTGGCGTCAGCTTTGACGAAGTTGCAGGTTAAGGTAGAGGAGAAATAAAATGGCAAACATTAACGACTTCAAAGCTAAACTTGCAGGCGGTGGCGCTAGAGGTAATCAGTTTAAGGTAACAATGCCTTTTCCTGGTTACTCACAAGTTGGTGGAGAAATAGAAGAGTTAGCATTCTTATGTAAAGGTACTCAATTACCGGCAATGACTATTCCGTCATTTACGGTACCATTTAGAGGCAGACAAATTAAGATTGCTGGCGATAGAACATACGCTGATTGGACAATCACGGTACTAAATGATACAAATTTCAAATTAAGAAACGCATTTGAAAGATGGTCAAATGGTATTAACAATGCGACAGATGGTGAAGGATTAACAAATCCTGCTGACTATCAAGTTGACGCATTTGTTGACCAGTTAGATAGAAACGGTGCAACGATTAAGTCTTACACTTTAAGAGGTGTATTTCCGACTGAAATCGCTGCTATTGAGTTGGCATACGACCAGAATGACGCTATTGAAGAATTTGGTGTTACTTTTGCGTATCAATACTTTGAAAGTAATACTACTACATAGTATATAAATATTAGTAGTAAATTTAAAGGAATAATATTATGGCTGAATTATTTGGATTTTCTATCACTCGTGCTAAAAAGACGGCGGATCCAAAACAAAGCTTTACACAACCTCAAGCGGATGATGGTACACAAACCATCGCCGCTGGGGGTTACTTTGGTCAATACCTTGACATGGAAGGTCAGGCCAAAACAGAGCAAGACTTAATCCGAAGATATAGAGAAATAGCATTACACCCCGAATGTGATATGGCGATAGAGGATATTGTCAATGAAGCAGTCGTGGCTAATGAATTAAAGGATGCTATTAGACTTAAATTGGATAATGTCCCTTTTGGTAGTGAAGTTAGACGAAAGATAGAGGAAGAATTTCAAGAAGTATTAAGGTTGATGAACTTTAATACAAAAGGTCACGACATATTTAGAAGATGGTATGTTGATGGCAGAGTTTATTATCATAAAGTAATAGACAGAGAATCACCTAGAAAAGGTATTACAGAATTAAGATACATTGACCCTAGAAAGATTAAGAAAGTAAGAGAAGTTAGAAAGAAAAGACCTGACGGACCTACTCCACACGGACTTTCTATTGTTGATGATTTTCAAGAGTATTATTTGTATAATGAAAAAGGTGTAGCAGGCACAACATCTGGTGGTATCAAGATTGCACCAGACACAATAGCATTTGTGCCTTCAGGAATGATTGACCAAAATAAAAATATGATACTTTCTTATTTACATAAGGCAATTAAACCTGTAAATCAATTAAGAATGATAGAAGACGCTACGGTAATTTACAGAATTGCTAGAGCGCCTGAAAGAAGAATATTTAAGATTGATGTTGGTAATTTACCAAAAGTAAAAGCTGAACAATACTTACGAGATGTTATGGCAAGATATAGAAATAAACTTGTTTATGACGCTTCAACTGGTGAAATCAGAGATGACAGAAACTATATGTCTATGTTAGAAGATTTTTGGTTACCAAGTAGAGAAGGTGGTAGAGGTACAGATATTACTACATTACCAGGCGGACAAAATCTTGGAGAAATTTCTGATATTGAATACTTTAGAGCAAAACTTTATAGAAGTTTAAATGTTCCTGCTAGTAGATTAGAGGCAAGTCAAGGTTTTAATCTTGGTCGTTCTACTGAAATTACTAGAGATGAACTAAAATTTACTAAATTTGTTCAAAGATTAAGAAAGAAATTTACAGAATTATTTAATGATATATTGAAAACACAACTAGTCTTAAAAGCTGTTATTACAGATGAAGATTGGCATATATTAAGAGACCATGTACAATATGACTTTTTACAAGACGGACACTTTGCAGAATTAAAAGAGTCTGAAATGTTAATGGAAAGATTGAGAGTTGCCGATTCTATGAGAGATTATGTTGGTAAATATTTCTCTGT